AATGCAAGATGATTTTAATTTGTTTGGAGAAGCAGAGTTTCAATTTTCTATTTTAGAAGAAGTATCTGATAACATATTAGACGAAAGAGAAAGTTATTGGATATCATTATCTGACAATGCGTATAATATTGAAAGTGGTGGAGTTAGGGATAAACAACTTGCTGAAAGCACCAAAGAGAAATTAAGTGCTAAAGCAAAAGCGAGATATAAGACTCACGCAAAATATTTTAATAACCCAACAGCCATTAAAAAACGGTCAATATCCAATACAGGTAAAAAACGAGATGATGATTTTAGAAAGAAAATGAGCGATATAGCCAAAAAAAGAATAGGTTCTAAAAACTCATTCTTCGGTAAAAAGCACTCTGAAGAAACAAAACGAAAAATCAGCGAAGCTAATAAAGGAAAATATGATGGTGGCAAGCCTAAAATTCCTATCGTAGCTATTCATCTTGAAACTGGAGAAACAAGGGAGTACGCATCAAAAAGCGATGCTTCAAAAGACATTTTTCCAGCTAGGTCTCTTATTGACAAAGTTTTGAATGGTGAAAATAAACATTATAAAGGGTACACTTTTAAAGAATTAAAACATGACGATACCGAGGTAAACTAAGCAATTAAAAAGGCTTAGTCACCGTAGAGCATAGGGATTGAACCTGTGCTTTTTGTTTTGTCAAAAAGTATAGAATAAAATATCCCCACGAGTGGTAAGCACCTAAACAATTCGGTTGTAGGTGAAAATATATGCCGAACTTACAAGAAATTGTAAGAAGTATGGATAAAAAGCCATGCGATAACATTATTGAGAAGACCTAGGAATCAACGTCAATGTGGCTATGATTGAGTCCACTGAAGCCTTTAAAAAGTTCGCAAATGGACAAAGCTGGCAACAGTTGGATTATCAAACCCAGCAACAAATCCGCCTGATGGCTATTTTGGAACAGGCTACAGCTAAGTATGGGAATACCTTGTCTAATTCTGTAAATGGTCGTATCAGCCTATTTAAGTCGTTGATGAAGGACGCAGCATTGAACCTTGGTAACTCTATGTTGCCGATTATCAATGCCATTATGCCTGTCTTGAACTCTTTCGCTATGGTCTTGAAGAATGTGACTGCTAAACTTGCAGAGTTTATCGCTTTAATGTTCAACAAGAAAGCAACAGTGAAAGATGGTGTTGGTGGAGCAGTTGGAGACATGGGTAATGCCATGAAAGATGCTGCAGGCGGAGCAGGAGATCTTGCTGATGCAGTAGACGACGCTGGAGATTCAGCAGGAGGACTTGCTGATAATCTTGGAGACTCGGCCAAAAACGCCAAGAAGGCCGCTAAAGAATTGCTTGGTCTAATGGGATTTGATGAGATTAACATCTTGCAAAAACCAAAAGACGACGACGCAGGCGGTTCTGGAGGTGGTGGCGGAGGCAAAGGTGGTAAAGGAAAGGGAGGCGGTGGCGGACCTTTCAAAGACATCTTGCCAGAAGTCGAGTTGACAGACATGGATAACCAATTCAAGAGCATTTTTGATGGTCTTGGAGGTAAGCTGAAAGAGTTGTTTGATTACTTTAAAAAGCTTGCAGACCTATTCGGAAAAGGCTTTGCTCTATCCTTTAGATGGGATAGTATTGAAAGATTAAAGAATGCACTACAAGGTATCTGGCAATCTATTAAAGATATCTTTGAAGATGGTACGGTTTTACAAGCAGCAGCAAGGTTTGGAGAAAAACTAGCTTTTGCTTTGGGGCAAACGACGGGTGCTCTCGCTAACGTAATCATGGGTATTGCCGTCTTTATCGCTGAAAGTCTGAATAAATCACTTAATGAAACTAAACTAGATATCAAAGAATGGTTAATCCGTATGTTTGATATTGGTGGGGAAATCGTCGAAAGTGTCGGAAATATTGCCCAGAGTATCGGACAAATCTTCTACGATTCAATCACAAGTGAACCGGCTACAAATATGGGCGCAGGGTTAATTAGCGCCTTTACATACGCTTTTATGGGCGTGAAAGAGATAACCGCTAAATACACAAGGGATATAATCGGAGCTGTTGAAGAAACTATCACCGAAAATCAGGCTGGCATAACAGAAATGTTTACGGGTCTTTTTAAAGCTGTAGAGCCTATTGCTCAAGCTTTATCAAGCTCTATGAAGAAACTTTTTGAAAGTGTTAACCAAGTATACGATGAGCATATAAAACCTTTGTTTGAATCAAGTTCTGCCTTGATGTCAGATGTAGTTGGTGCTTTTGTTAATGGATGGAATGATAATATCCAACCTGTTCTTGAAAAGATAGGCCACGGTTTCGCCGATACAATCAAAAACCATATTGAACCAGCTTTAGAAAAAATAGGTGGCATGATTGGAAGTTTTGCCGACTTTTCTAAAGCGATAAATGAAGTTTTCGGCCCAGTCATTTCCTTTATTGTAGAAAAGTTAACGGTTGTACTAGCCCCTGCAATTGAATACATAGGAGAAGTTTGGCGTGTTTTATTTAACACTATCTCTGATGTGGTTGGTGGTATTGCTGATATCATCAAAGGGGTATTTGATGTACTTACAGGACTTTTAACTGGAGATGGCGAAAAAATCAAAGAAGGATTTTTGAGTATATTTGGCGGGTTAAAAGATATAGTAGTTAGCGTCTTTAGTGGCATTATTGATCTTGTATCTGGTGTATTGAAACTTCTTTGGGACGTTGTTGTCGCAATATTCAAAAGCATTTGGGACGCAATTGTAGCTATCTTTTCTGGTGTCGGGTCTTGGTTTGGAGAAAAGTTCCAAGGTGCGTGGGACGCTATCGTTAATATCTTCAGTAATCTAGGCTCATGGTTCGGTGATAGATGGGCGGATGTGACGAATGCGTTAGCAGAGATTGGATCATGGCTGGGAGAAAAATTTCAAGAGGGCTGGGATGCTATTGGAAATATATTTGGCAACTTAGGCTCTTGGTTTGGAGAAAAATGGACTGATGTTACCAATGCCCTTTCAGATGCAAATACTTGGTTAGGTGATAAATTCAAGCAAGGCTGGGATGCAATAAGCAATACATTTAGCAAGTTGGGTTCATGGTTCGGTGACCGTTGGAACGAATCTAAAGACGCGCTTGCCGAAGCAAACACTTGGCTTGGCGATAAGTTTCAATCTGGTAGGGATAAAGTGAACTCAGCTTTTGAAAAAGTTGGCTCTTGGTTCGGTGACCGTTGGAATGATATCAAAGATGGAGTAAAAGAAGCTGATACATGGTTTGGCGAGAAATTTGAGAGTGCAAAAGAAAAAACTCAGAATCCTTTCCAAAAAATCGGTTCTTGGTTTGGTGATAGATGGAAAGACATGCAAGATGCCTTGAAAGAAATCCCCAACTGGTTTAAGAATCTGTTTAATGATGCAATGGATAATGCCAAAAACATCGTTAAAAGTGGTATCGATAAACTAAAAAGCTTCTTTAACTTTGATTGGAGTTTGCCAAAAATCAAACTCCCTCACTTTAATATATCTGGTAGCTTTAGCTTGATGCCTCCTAGAATTCCATCATTCTCTGTAGATTGGTATGCACGAGGTGGTGTATTCAACTCACCTAGCATTATCGGGGTCGGAGAAGCTGGTCAAGAAGCAGTAATGCCTCTTGAACGGAATACAGGTTGGATTTCTATCTTGGCTCAAAAATTGGCCGAAAGAATGCCTGTTAACAATGTACCTACAGGTTATTCATTACCGGCTGGCGACATCGTTATCCAAATTGCAGGCCATGAGTTCGGACGGGTAGCAATCCAAGAAATTAACAAGGAACATGAACGAGCAGGTCAAACCTTGCTCAAGATTTAGGAGGTTAAATGGCACAATTGACAATCAATGGGGTGGCTGTGAAGCCTCCCAAATCTTTTCAGGTCGGTATTCAAGATATCGATGGAGAAACAGGGCGTAATGCCAATGGAGACATGGTGCGTGACCGTATCACGACTAAACGCAAACTAGACTGTGAATGGGGCATGCTGACTCAAGAAGAAATGAGTCAGCTTTTAAATGCCGTGTCAGCAGTCTTTTTTGAGGTTTCATACCCTGACCCTGTTAAAGGTCAGACGACTGGGACTTTCTATGTTGGTGATAGGACAGCTCCAAGCTATACCTTTACTGAGAAGTTCAAACCTTGGTCTGGTGCTAAATTTAATCTGGTAGAGAGGTAAGAAAATGGACGCTTTAACCAGACGACAATTTGACAGATCCATGTTTGCCAAGGACAGAACGCTGGCTATCCGAGTTGGTGATTATGCTTCACGGGATATCAAAGAGGCTAGTTTTGAGTATGGCTATATCAAAGGCGATACATACAAGCCCGGTGGAACGTGTGCTGGTAGCGGTAAGATTACCTTTACCAGTATCA